ATAATAGGACGATAAGGCTACCTGATATTCAGCCCCTTATCAATTTTTAACCTAGAGGCCACCTTGTAAGTTCAAGACCCTATATTAAAAAAAGCGCATTTAATATAGCTACCTTGAGGAAAGACAAGCCCCAAAAGGAGAGTGAAATGATTGATGAACAAGTTGTAGAAGAACAAGAAGCAAATCCGTATAATGCAAAAAAATCTTGGCAGGATAAATCTGGCCCAGAATCTAAGCAAAATGCAGATTCATTATTTTATGAGAACCCAACTCAAGAGGCTACTTCCGAAGAAGACGGAACCCCTCAACAAGAGAAGAAGACTCGTACTAACTATAAAAAAAGGTACGATGATTTAAAGAAGCATTATGATAGTAAGTTAACTGAGTTTAAACAACGAGAACAAGAACTACGTGCAGAAGCGGAAAAAGCATATCCTCAATATCAGCCGCCAAAAAGTGTAGAAGATCTCGAAAGGTTTAAAACAGAATATCCAGACTTATATGAAACTGTGGAAACAGTTGCTCATATGCGAAGTGAAGAACAAGTTAAAGCTCTTCAATCAAAGATGCAAGCGTTAGAAGAACGTGAAGCAACTATATCAAAAAGGGATGCAGAAACAGAATTACAGTCTCGACATCCTGATTTTGAAAATATTCGTAGTGATGAGAAATTTCATGAGTGGGCTAAAACCCAACCTGAAGACATACAAAACTGGGTATATAACAATCCTGACAATGCAACTTTAGCAAGTCGTGCAATTGATTTATATAAGTTAGAAAATAATATAGCTATTGGTAAAACAACTCCAAGAAAATCAAACAGATCACAAACTTCACGTTCAGAAGCAGCAGACATGGTTTCAACTAAAACAACAAGTGTTGAACCAAATCAAGCTAAAGTCTGGACGCAACGGGAAATTGCATCTATGTCTATGGATGACTATGATCGTTTTGAAAAGGAAATTGATCTAGCAATTCGGGAAGGCAGGGTGCGATAATATTTTTTGTCTAAAGAAATTAAAGGAGCTTAACAATGGCTTATAACGCATCAGACCAACTGTTTGAACAGAGTACGGATACCAATGGTAACTTTGGTAATTCCGTAACAAATCAAAACAATGCTTTCTGGATGCCAGCGGTATATAGTAAGAAGGTACTTAACTTCTTCCGTAAATCGTCTGTCGCAGAAGCAATTACTAATACTGACTATGCTGGTGAAATCACGGCTTTTGGAGATTCTGTAAAGATCATCAAAGAGCCAGCAATCACTGTATATACATACGAGCGTGGCGCAGATGTTACACAAACTAAACTAACAGACGCAGAAATAACCTTAATCGTTGATACAGCTAACGCCTTTAAATTTATCGTTGATGACATCGAAACTTCAATGTCACACGTAAACTTCAAGGAAGTTGCATCATCTTCAGCTGCTTACGCATTGCGTGACGCATTTGACGAAGGGGTAATTGCTACTATGTTTAGTGGTGTATCTGCTTCAAGCCCTAACCATGTCTTAGGTTCAGACAGCGCAACTGATCTTGCGGCTGGAACTTTTGATGGAACAGGTAACTTGGACATCGGATTTGCATCTGGTGAGCACGATCCTATTGATGTATTGTCCCACATGTCAAGATTGTTGGACGAGCAAAATGTACCCGAAGAAGGACGATGGTTCCTAGCTAATCCTGAGTTTTATGAGCAGCTAGTACAAAGTTCATCTAAGGTATTGTCAGTAGACTATAACGCTGGTCAAGGATCTATCCGTAATGGACTAGTATCTTCTGGCAAGTTGCGTGGTTTCGACATGTATAAGAGCAATAATATTGCATCTACCTCCAATGCAGCTGGTAAGTGCATTGCTGGTCACATGTCTTCAACAGCAACAGCACAGACTATCACTAGTACGGAAGTAATTCGTGATCCCGAAAGCTTTGGTGACATAGTACGAGGACTCCATGTTTATGGAGCTAAAGTACTACGTGGCGAAGCTTTAGTATCCGCTTTCTACGGTATAGACTAAGCTATAGCAATTTGGGGGTCTTCACGGCCCCCATTACTTTAAGGACTTTAACAATGCCCCAACTTGGAAGTGAATCATCACCTATGATGATAAAAGGAAAACGTGCCGGAAAGATTCTTGGCATGATAGGGAAGTTTTATAATAGAGACTCCCATAAAAAGTATCAAGATAATTATGATCGTATATTTAGAAAGGAGAATAAAAATGCCAGTAGTTGATGGTAAGGAATATCCTTATACAGAAGCAGGAAAAGCTGCGGCAAAAGCAGCCAAAGAACGAAGCGGTATGAATAGTGGTGGTTATGTTTCTATTGCTAAAATGGCTGAAGCATGTGATAAATCAGCAGGTGGTTTAAATACAAAAGTTAATAATAACGATTACTAATGGCTACGTATCTTAATCTAACTAATGAATTATTGCGAGAAATGAATGAAGTTATTTTAACTTCAAGTAATTTTGGTGATGCAGTAGGTATTCAACAACATGCTAAAGATGCTATAAATAGAGCATACTTAGATATTGTTAATGAAGAACCACAATGGCCTTTCTTAGCAACAGGTGAAAGTGGAGCTACAGATCCAATGTACGGTAATGTATATGTTGAAACTACAGCTAATACACGCTGGTATGAATTAAAAGCTGCTAGTTCTAGCATTACAGCAGATTATTCATATGTAGATTGGGATAACTTCTTATTGACAACTGTAGGTGTATCTGGTGCATCGGCTCCATATGTAGCACAAAACTTACGCTTTGTCACAACAGAAGAATGGAAAGATAGCTTCAGATTATCTGAAAACAAAGATGATGCCGATGCAGCTAATGGTGGAGAGCCACGAAGAATTATACGAAGCCCTGATGCACGTAAGTTTGGATTAAGTCCCATACCCGATAAAGTATATCGTGTATGGTTCTATGCATATGATTTACCAACTGAGCTTGATGCTCATGGAGATGCAACAGTCTTTCCAGATTTATATAAGCCTGTAGTGTTAGCACGAGCTAGGTATTATATACATCAATTTAAAGAAAGCCCACAATCAGCAGCATTCGCACTAGAAGATTATAAGCGTGGATTAAAACTAATGAAGTCTAATTTATTAGAACCTGTTCCGTATTATATGAAGGACGATAGGATGCGATACCTCTAATGTCTCAAGCTTTTGGATTTAGTTGTAAAGGTGGTTTAAATACAAACTTAAATCAGTTTGAATTATTAACTACGCCCGGAGCAGCAACAGAACTACGAAACTTTGAAGTAGATTCTGATGGTGGCTATAGGCGTGTTAACGGCTATGTAGCGTTTGGAGATAATAGACCAAATAGTTCTAATCGTGTTTTAGGTTTAGCCGTTTATGGTGATGGACTTATTGTTTGTTCAGGCACAAATATTTATTTTACATTAGACGGCACTACATACTTACAGATAAATAGAGCAAGTGTAGATTCTGGTGGAGATAACTACTCTACTTTTACAGGACGTTCTGCGTCAGCACGAACATCTCAAGGACAATGCTCTATTTCAATATTTGAAGGTGCTACAACATATGGCGAAGTATTCATATGTGATGGATCAAATAAACCTTTTTATTTTAAAATGACAGGTTCAGGAGCATTAGGAAGTCGTACTTATTTTGCTAAAGAAGTAACAGTAAGCAGTACAGTAGCACCAACAGTAGGTGTAATACATGACAAACACTTTGTTGTAGGTGGAGCTAGTTCAACATCTAATACAATTTATTATAGTGGTACATTAGATCCTGATGATTTTACATCAACAGGATCAGGAACAATACAACTTGAAGATCAGGTTGTTGGTTTAAAAAGTTTCCGTGATGATTTATATATATTTTGTACAAATAGTATATTTAAATTATCAAACATAAATAATAGCAGTACTATTGTAATTACCCCTGTTGCAAAAAATGTCGGATGTTTAAGTCATTATAGCATACAGGAAATAGGAGGTGATCTAGTTTTTTTAGCACCAGACGGTATTCGTAGCGTAGCAGGTACAGCACGAATTGGTGACGTTGAATTAGGATCTGTAAGTAGACAAATACAATCTGTTATATCTGATATTGCAACCAGCATAAGTGGTTTAATTATTTCAAGTTGTATTCTAAGAAGTAAAGCACAATACAGATTATTTTATGCTTCTTCAACTGCCGGAACATCTGCATCAAAAGGAATCATAGGTACACTAACGGCTAATGGATTTCAATGGTCAGAAACAAGAGGTATCCAAGCTCCTGCTTTAACATCAGGTTTTAATAATGATGGCGTAGAAAAAATCTTTCATGGTGATAATAGTGGTTATGTTTATACACATGATTCAGGAAATGCTTTTTATGAAGGAGGTTCAGC